CAGAACGGATTAAGCGTTCCTTCCTTTGTTGAAAAAGTTCCTTTGGGCATTGAACCTCCTGAATCATACGTTTTGATTTCAGGACAATCTAAACAGGAAAAAAGGGTTTGTAAGCAATGCCCTCAAAATTGGACAGTTAACGTGACCTTGGATATTATCAAAATCTCAGAGGCTGGAAATAGCGATAGGTTGCACGTTGATACAATAGAACAGGAAATCATGAACCTGATTCTTGAGTGCAATGATTTTACAATTCCCGGATTCAAGATCGGAAGAACAATCCTTACAAATAGCCTGAATCTGGATTTGGATATTGATACTCAGGATTTGGATAGGCAGGTATTAACAATTGAACATCACTTAGAGGAAATCTAATATGAGACATTTGGAATATGAGAATAAGCAATTAATTCCGGTGACTGAGGATAAAAAAAAGCCCTGCGAAAAAACTAAGCCCTGCGAAAAATGCGGGAAAAAATATTATTTGAAAATTGAACCAACTAAATAACAAATACAATGGCAGCTATTAACGGCAACACATTACGGCTCCTGATTGACGGGGTGGCCATCGATTGCGAGACAAGTTCGGGGGTTAATATTTCCGCTGAACCTATTGAGGCAAGATGCAAGACTTCCGGTCAATTCAGCGAATTTGTCACAGGGGGAATTAAGTCAGGTGAATTGTCCTTTGAGGGGATTTACCAGCAACCCAGTTCGAATTCAGCTTTTGACATTTTGGCTAAAGTAGGAAATGTTTATCCTTTTATTTACGGAGGTCTTGAATTTGGAGACGAAGTGATAACCGGAAATTTCTTCCTTGCGAGTGCTGAAATATCCTCTTCACTGGATGAAATAGTAACCTTTACAGGGTCTGGAAATATTTCAGGGACTCCAACTTTCGGAACGGTAACAACATAATTTATGGCTAAAATAGAAACATTCAGGAATGAGTTCCTAGACCTTGGATTATACCAGTCTGCCATGATTGTAATTGCCTTTGAAAAAGAATTCGGAACTTCATTACAGGATGCTTCGAGTTCCGGTAAGGTTGGAATTAACCATTTGGCTTTCATTGTACATACAGCTCATAAATCATATTGCATGATTAAGGGGATTGATTGCACAGTTACGGTTGAGGATATTTCATTCAAAATGACATTAGATGAACTTACAGAAGCATTTTCTATGATTTATCCAAGTGAAAAGATTGAAGAAACGGCTAAGAAAGCAGGTCAAAAAAAAACGTAAGCGATTCTGAGGGTTTACCTATTGAAAAAGCAATTTGGGTCATTGTTGGGAAAACTGGAATCTCAATAAATGACCTTTTTGTTTTGTCAATAGATGATATTTTGAATATTGGAGACGGGCAGCATCAATTACAGGTTGATGAGTGGGAACGGGCTAGGATGGTAGCTTTTTGGAGTGCGAGAGGATACATGAAAAAGTCATTTAAACCCAAAGACGTTTTGGAGTTTCCGTGGGAGAAAAAAGAGAAAATGACCTTATCAAAGGCCGAAACAATTAAAGAAAAAGGTCAGAAATTGAGTGATTTGATTAATTCAGGCAAGATTAAATTTAATTCCTAATGGCACGTTTAGAAATTGATATAGTTGGTAATTTAGACAAACTACATAAAGGCTTAAACGATGCTGAATCTGGATTGCAAAGATTTGCAAGCAAGGCTCAAAAGATAGGAACGGGTTTATCTTTAGCAGTTACGGCTCCAATATTGGCTTTAGGGGCGGCATCTGTTAAATCGTTTTCAGAAGTAGAAAATAAGCTTAGAGAAGTAAATACCCTTTTTGGATTAACGGGTGCCGAAGCTGAAAAGAACTTCGGTGATCTTGAAAAAATAGCAGGACAAGCATCTCGAGAACTTGGAATTCTGCAAAACAAGGTGGTGCCAGGACTTTACAATGCTATTTCTGCAGGGGTTCCAAAAGAAAATGCTTTGGAATTCATTAAAGTAGCTGGAAAAGCGGCTATTGCAGGGGTTACAGACATAAATGTTTCAATTGACGGGCTAACCTCAATTGTAAATGCTTTTAATAAGGATTTTAGCGAAGTTGGAGCGGTTGCAGATTCAGTTTTTGCTGCTATTCAGGGGGGGAAAACAACATTTGAGGAACTTTCTGCAAGTATTTTCAATATAGCTCCGGCTGCGGCTGCTTCAAAAGTAAGTATTGAAGAGATAAATGCCGCAATTGCTACTTTAACAGCATCGGGAACCCCGACAAAGGTTGCAACAACACAATTAAGAGCGGCTTTAACAGGACTTCAAAGACCAAGTGAGGAGCTTGACAAGATATTTAAAGCTTTAGGGTTCACCAATGCGCAAGCCGCAATCGAGGCTAAAGGACTTGGTTTTGCTTTGGATGCTGTAAAAAAGTCAACTGGTGGAAATAACGGAGCTTTACAAGAGCTTTTAGGGTCAGTTGAGGCTGTGGCGGCAGCTAACGTATTGGCAGGATCAGGTGCTGAAAAGTTTTCTCAGGAACTTGAAAGACAGGCTAACGCTTCGGGTGCTGCAAATAAAGCATTTGAAGAAGCGGACAAGTCTTTTGCCAGACAAATTGAAAGAACAGGGGTCTTACTTAATAATTTTTCCATATCAATTGGTAAGATTTTAGCTCCCGCATTACTGAAATTAAACAAGATAATTGAATCGACTGTAGGCTTTTTAGACGGATTGTCCGACACTTCAAAAACGGTAATAGTGGTAATCGCTGGAATTGCAGCAGCTATCGGGCCATTGTTACTAGGTATCGGAACAGCTATTAAATTACTACCTGTTTTAACGGCTGGATTTGTAAAGCTTAAAGCAGCCGTTATTGCCGCAACAGGTCCATTTGGACTGATCGCAATAGCGGTAGGTGCGGCTATCTTTTTACTGATTGACCTAAATAAGGAATTAAACCGAACCTCTAAAATTTCAGGTGAAGTTAAGGCGGATTTATTGGCTAAAAAAATTGAGGAAACTAATAAATTTCTTGATGCTCAAGTTTTGAAGTATCGGGAATTATTGCCTCAATTAACGGAAGAGCAAAGAATTAATAAAATTTTAGTCTTTGAGTTAGGAGAGATACGAAAGCAACGTAATAAAAGTGTCGACGCAATAAAAGCGGAAGAAGACGCTTTGATTAAGTGGGGGCTTGAGGCTTTAAAGGCTGCAAAAACAGTTACAAACTTAGGATCTTCAACAAAACTAACATTTGAGGAAGTTTCAAAACTTGCTGACAAAGTAAATGCCAAACTTGACGAAAATGAGAGCTTCATGGCATTGGAGGCTAGAAATGTAGAATTCTTGAAAAGAATAACTCAAGAGACTTTAGATGTTTATGATAAGCTTTCAAATAAAATTTTACAGGGAATAACTCCTAAAAAAGTAGAAATAAAGGATGTAGGGATTGATTTAGGTGAAGTTGCTCCTAATAAAGACATTTTACCTGACATTGACACAAGTAAAGAGTCTAAATTCTTTGTTGCGTTAGCAAATTTAAAAACCAATTTTGAAGCTTTTAGCGGAGATTTTCAGGGTGCAATAGAGGGATTTGTATCGAATGTTAAATTCTCAATTCAAGACGGATTGTTCAATGCTTTCAATGGATTAGGTCAGGCTTTAGGTGAAGCATTAGCAACTGGTCAAAATGTGGTAAAAGCATTGGGAGCAAGTCTTTTGAAATCAATCGGGGCTTTTCTTGGTGATCTAGGTCAACAACTTATAGCTTTTGGGGTTGCTGGTATAGCTTTTGGATCATTAATGGAAGCAATAAAAAAAGGGGGTCCGTTGTCTATTCCCGCTGGTATTGCAGCTATTGGAGCAGGTATTGCCCTGGTAGCTATAAGTAGCGCAATTCAATCCAGAGCTGGTCAAGGATTAAGCGGTGGAGGTAGCGGTGGCGCAACAACTTCCGGTATTTCAGCTCAATCATACGGAGGTTCAGGATTAGGAACTGCAGGCCTTGACTTATCAGGCGAATTCACCGTGAGGGGAACCGATTTGGTTTACATTGTGAACAGACAGCAAGAAAAAAACGCTAAAGGATAAATGGCACAATATAGACTCAAACTCCCAATAAATTCAGGATTTGGTTTAATCTCAGTTAACGGGGTTGCGCCTGTCCAATATTACGAGGAAGGATCAATTTTAAACATTGCGATATCTCTAATAAATGGATTTACATCCATTCAATGGATTAGATTAGGTGTAGTTATTTCTACAGCTACATCCTTTAGTTTTACCATGCCGTCTGAGGATGCAAGTGTTAGCATTGAAGCTTCGAGTGATCCTGTCCCGATTAACGGATATGGCCTGAAATATTTTACTGAATTTTACGATACATTGGGAAGTGTCACGCTTGGAACCGGATTGGTTAGGCTGGAAATTTTGATGGATGGATACGGGGGTTCGGTTACCGAACTTCAAACAAGAGGAGCATCCCTAAATTTTGGGGACAATCAAAGGAATTTAACCGATATAATTATCGGTCAATCCTTAGATTTTAGTCTTTATTCTCCGGCTGATTATTTTGGTGATTTGTTGACCGTTGGAATCAGGGATGCAATGGTAGTTCTTTACAAAGATTCTATCGTAAAATTCCGTGGTTTTTTGACTCCCGATTTTGTCGAATTTGAAAATGATGGTGGAATTCAAAGCTATCAATTTACTGCGGTTGACGGGATGAAAGGATTGGATTCTATCCGTTCACAGCCTTTGATATTTCCAGGCGGAACGAGTGGAGTCAGGGACAAAGCTTTAAATGCTTTAATCGGGGCTTTGAATCAGTCATTTCCGACAGCTAGAAAAGTTAATATTTCATGCGACATTTATGAAGATAGGATGTCAGATTTATCCTGTATGTTTTTGCAATTTTTCACACCGGAAGCAGCTATTTACACTGACGGAGAACGTGCTAAATATTCGAATGACACGGTAGTTTGGAACGAAACTTTATTTTTGTCAGAAGTCATTGAAATACTCTTGAAACCTTTCTTATGTCGTGTATTTCTCTGGGAGGACGAATTTTATGTGATTCGGGTTGCGGATATGAATAAGGCCACAATGAGGCTATTCAAGTTTAATTCTAATTCCGATTTCAATGTATTGGGATCTATTACAAATGATTTGGTAGTTGGATGCGGTGATATAACAAGGGTAGGGGTTATCCGATCCAGCCGGGCATATACTGAATTCACGGCTATAATCAATTTAGGGGTATTGGTACAGCAAGCTAAAGGAGCTGTTTATGAAGCTAATTTTGGAGTTGATGATTGGTATGTAGCATCTCCAACAAGTCCATACCCGGGTAGATATGTTCTAAGAAATTGGGACTATGTGAACGCAAGACCTTCTAATCAACCTACATCAGTTCCTACCGGAGACCTGGCATTAGTGCAATACGTGTCTGACAATTTAGGTGAGTATTGTCAGATCTGGACAACTACCACGACAGCCGGATTTTCAGATCCAAACATTTCTTATATCAGATTGCTTTCAAGTGATGCCGGGGTAGGATTCATAATTGCGGACGAAATAGCCAATAAACTAAGCCTTGAATTCCAGTTTGGTTTGATTCCGGTGTCAAGTTCTGATCCAAAGACTTTTGGGAATCATTCGGTAGCTATTCAGGTGAAAATAGGCAGCTTTTATTTAAGGGAGTCTGCCACACCTAATGTTTACGAATTCACTACAACCGTTGCTTTTTGCGTATTTCCCTGTCAAAATAGCCGTAAATTCAACACGGTAAAAATTACGAATGTGGTAATTCCGACAACTGATTTTGTGGAGGTTCGAATGTATCAATTAATTTTGAATACCGGAAGCCGTCATCAATATCGGGTCATTTATAAGGGATTTAAACTAAGTATTGAGGAAAATGTGGCCTTTACATTGGCTCAATTGGGAGCTAAAGGGGTTACAAATGTTCAATATTCGAGCGTATTTTCAGATTATGAAACTAATATTGGGGACACAATCACAAATATGAGCACATCCGCTATTAAGCTAAATATTGCCGATACCCCTGTTTCTAAAAATTGGACATCAAAGGATTTCACAAGCGAACCGCTTTTAGGGGCGCAAGTTCAGGATTTAGCCAACTTGTATGGAAGGCCTTCTCAAATATTAAGAGGAACAATTCAAAGATTAGATATTAAGCCTTATGAGGCTTTTATTTATGAGGGAAAATACTTTGCATTTCTTAATTTTACACATGATTTTCACCGGAATTCTTGGGAATTTCAGGCCTACGATCTTGGACCGATTGAAACGACATAATGGTAACGATTAGTAAATATTATTCGAGCGTTATAAAAGAAGGTGTAAAGCCTTCCAATCCGGGGAATGTATCTACGGATATCCCTCCGGTGTTGAATGATCCAGACAACGGAGACAACACTCATTTACCCGTTTCAATAGAAAGTCCGGCTAACGGTTTAAGTATAGTTCCAAGCACCCAGGTGCTTTCAATTGGCCTAGCTTCATCTGTAAATACAGGAGCTTTAAGTTCGGCGGACTGGAATACTTTTAACAATAAACAACCCGCTGGAAATTATGTCCCCTACATTGGAGCTACAGGTGACGTAAACTTAGGAAGCAATAATCTTACTTTAGATTCCTTATTCTTTAATGACTTACCTCCCAATGGTATAGTTCCACGTCAGATTAAGTGGAATAACGATGATCATACTATGGAAATTGGTATGGGATTGGGTGGGGTTGTACAACAGGTTGGACAGGAAGTATATCATTCCCCCGTAAAAAACCAGACAGGTGTAACTATCCCAGATGGTTCTTTGGTAGCTTATGCGGGATCGGTTGGTATAAGCGGAAGGATTAACATACAACTTGGTATAGCTAACGGCACAATTCCTTCAAGAAGATTCTTAGGCGTCACCACTCATGAAATACTCAATGGAGAAGATGGGTTGGTAACTTATTTCGGTAAGGTCAGAGGTCTTAACACTACAGGATCTCCAGTTGGTGAAACTTGGGCTTTGGGGGATCAGCTATGGGCGCATCCTACACAGGCAGGTAAATTAACCAATATAGAACCTCTGGCTCCTAACCTAAAAATAAGTGTTGGTATTGTGGTGGATGTACACGCTACCACGGGTACAATATTGGTCAACAGCTTATTGGGGTCTAATCTACACGACATTCATGATGTTAATGTAATAAGTCCTTTAAACAAGCACTTAATCAACTATGACAGTGCCACGGGTATATGGAAAAACAGCAGTCTAGGCACAATTATAGGGGGTACAACATCGCAGTATTTACGAGGAGATGGAAGCTTAGAAGACTTTGGAGTATCTGTAAGAAGTGCGGCTCTGACAGGCTACGCAGTCGGGGCGAATAGTGCCTTAGCCGCTACAGATTCAGTGTTGGGTGCTTTTGGTAAGATTCAGGGGCAGATCAATGCGAGGGTTAGTGGTACAGGCGTATCAGGTCAAGTAGCGTTTTGGAATGGAACGAATAGTCAGACAGGGGATAGTGGGTTGGTTTGGGATAACACAAATAAAAGACTTGCTTTAAGCACGTCAGTTCCAGAATATAAAATAGATTTGGGTAGATTAGGTGTAGAGAATTCCCAAGATATTATAAGATTTCAACCATATAATGCAATATCTAATACATACGGTAGCGGGATTATATGGAAACCCTATTTTACTGGTTACACAAAAAGGAGCGCGGGGATTATACAAGTAGCAGAAGCGAATTTTTTTAGATCGGGATTAGCATTCTTTACTAATAACTCAGCGACACAAACAGGAGATTGGAGTGAAAGATGGAGAATCACAATGGATGGTAACCTACAATCCAACGGAGCACAAACAATACAAACTTCAACAGGTAATTTAACATTACAGAATAATGCTTTAAATGTAAATATAGGACTTACTGATGGGACTGAAAGATTAGAAATAGGAAATAGAACTAGCGTAGGGTCAGATTCACGGGCAATTAGAATAAATAGAGGTGTAACGGGACAATACGCACTATTAACAGCTTTAGGTGGCGCAACTAATTTACATTCATATAATGGGGCAGGGGGAGCTATTTTATTTTGGGGTGAAGGTATTGAAAGGGCAAGAATAGATTCTTCTGGAAGATTATTAATTAATCAAACATCTGGCACCCAATCAATAGATACTGCTGGCAACATCCGAATCCGCTCACTAACAACTACAGAAGGTGATTTTGTACAGGCAGATACAACAGGTGTATTTCAAAGAAGAACGGCTGCACAAGTAAGTACACAAATAGTGCATAATAGCACAAGTTTAAAAGATGGGGGTGACGGTACTAAATTTTATCATTTGGGGCAGGATAAATATGATTTATTAAATAATAGCGTAATATCTTCTGTAGACACATGGATATCTAGGGTAAGTGCGGCTAATAATACTTGGAATAGCGTAGCTTTCGGAAATAACCTGTTTGTAGCTGTTTCAGGGGATGGAACGAATAATAGAGTTATGACATCCCCAGATGGAATTAACTGGACAATTAGAACTTCTGCTGCAAATAATACCTGGAATAGTGTAACATTTGGCAATAATCTATTTGTGGCCGTTTCTACTGATGGTATAGGAAATAGAGTTATGACATCCCCAGATGGAATTACTTGGACAGTAAGAACAAGTGCCTCTGACATATTTTGGGATAGCGTAACATTTGGTAATAATTTATTTGTTGCGGTTGGACAAACTGGTAATGCTGTAAATGTTATGACATCCCCGGACGGCATTAACTGGACAGGAAGAACAGGAGTTTCAAATCCAAATTGGATATCTGTAACCTTTGGCAATAATCTATTTGTAGCGGTGTCTCCAACTGGTACAAATAATAGAGTTATGACATCCCCAGATGGAATAACTTGGACGGTAAGAACAAGTGTTCAATTACCATTTATAAGTATAACGTTTGGAAATAACCTATTTGTAGCTGTAGGAGATTCTTGTGTCATGACGTCTCCTGATGGAATTACATGGACAGGAAGAACACCGTCCGCTAATAATCAATGGAATAGTGTAACCTTTGGTAATGGGCTTTTTGTAGCCGTCTCTCAAACAGGAACTGGAAATAGAGTTATGACATGCCCAGATGGAATAACATGGACCAGTAAAGTTTCAGCAGCAGACAACGCATGGAGTTCTGTAACCTTTGGTAATAACACATTCGTTTCGGTTTCATTTAATGGGTCAGGAAACAGGGTTATGACTTCAGGTCTTGTTCTATCTTTAACTCATTCCAGTTTAACTTTGGACGATGGGGTTAACCCACACGGGACTACTTTAGATTCCTTGGTGGGACTAACAAAAGGGGGCTTAGTAGAGGGGACGGCTGTAACTCTTTCCGGGACGCTTACAAATAGATTGTTAGGCACCGGAAATGTTACTATTAATGTAGCGGAAGAGCGGCAAGAAATAAATAGTTCTGGTAGGTTGGATAATATCACACTCAATGATAAAACAACATTACTTGTAATAACAGGCACAGTAAATGAAATAACAGGGCTAAATGCAGGGGGCAGAATAAGAAGAGTTTCTGTAGTTAATTTAACAAGTGATTTTATTAATTTCACATTTGAGAGTGCAAACAGTTCGGTAGGAAATAGATTAAGAACATCTTTTGGTGCGGCTGTTTATATAACAGTAGAATTAATATACGATCCAACAACGGGATTCTGGTATAAAATAGGAAACTAATATGAACATAACGTCAGATCAAATCGTAGGTTTACAAAGAGAGTTAATAGGATTAATGACTGAAACTCTCCCTCTTGTGCAAAAGTACTGGTTACAGAAACTATTCAGAGAAGTTTCCGCTGAATATAATGATTTACTGAATATTTATGGAAATTGGGAGGATCAAAATAAAGGTAAAAGCTTTCAAGAATTTCTGACTCTTAATTCTGAGTTTAAAATATTACTTTTAATAATTAAAGATATAACATTCAAAAAAAGTGATTTTATTAATATTCAAATGACAAAATACCCTACATTTAACTTACTGTTTACAAAAATATGATTATGAACAAACAACAAATAAAACAAAAGCTAGAGGGAATTAAGACTATTGTAGATGAAGTGACTGTACTTTTAAATGAGGAAGAAGTACCTGTAGCAGTTGAGCCTACTCCTCAAAACAAATTGTTGATTGTAGATACAGCTGGGACAATTACAGATTTAGCAATTCCTGATGACATTGACAGAGTGCATTTCAGTAACATTGATACATTGTTAGGATTAAGAGCAGCAACTGGTAAAGTAATTGAGATTAAATACATAGGAAATAATTCTATGAATATTTTGTTTGATGGATCAATTCCAGAGTCTGACAGATTTAATTTCTCAAGATGGATTAACACTGGTAGTGATGGACTTTATTTTAAGAAGACAACTAAGGGGTGGAATAACATAGAAGGGGTTAATTTAGAACCTGCTCCTGCGCCAATTCCTCAGCCAAAACCAACACCTCCTGTTGTTGATCCAGGAACTATAACTTATCCAGAACCTAATCCTGAGGATTCAACTTCTACAGAAGGAACGGAAAATTTTTCAAATCTTCCTTATTTACCCTTTGCTGAATTGTTTGGTAGAGATACGCAAGCATTCAAATCTATGCTAGGGCAAGTTGGTGAAAAATTAGAACATTTCTACCTGAAAGGTAAATTTGAAATCGTTGAAGATTTGATACTTCCTCAGAATATCAAATTTAGTTTTGATTATGATGCCCAAATATTGTTTAAAAATTCTGAAACTCAAATTCATTCGAGGATTCATGCAGATGAAAGAAGTTACATCTTTAAAGTAGAAGGTGAAAAGAAACCCTCTATTTATCCAACAGCCTGTAATGAAGTTTCATTTTATTGGTTTGGTGTATCAGCACAAAATGCACCTGAAATAAATGATGTTTCTTTTGAAACAGCAATTTATTGTTCTCACTTGAATGGTACTTTTGTAATTCCTTTTGAAAGTAGAGATAGTCCAATTAAAACTTCAAAAACTATTGAATTTGTGTCTTACAACAGACCAAACCAAATGGTATTTCCAGCTTGGAAGGTTAAAGGCAGAGGTGTAGGTTCTGGAACGCATCATGATGAAGCAAGTTCTTGCATAAAGTATCTAGGTAAATCTGGGCCTGCAATGAATATCAGAGGCAGCAGATTTGGAACTGTTATAGAAGATTTTAATTTAATAGGAATAAATGAAAAACCTAATGAAATTTTTAACTCAGGAATTCTAAATACCACTGCGCTTTGGGAAGTTAAAAATTGGTTAAGTGAAGGAGTATCTATTGATAGATATGATGCTTTAACAGGAATTGCTTTTGATTGGGTAGATGGACAGGGTAATTCGTTTCCTTGGTCGGCTCAGTCTACTGTTAGAAATGTACAAATTGCCAGGTTTGTAGTTGGACTTAATATCTCTCCGAACTCTGGGGGATATCAAGCTGATACTATAATTATTGACGCATGTAGAACTTACCAATGTGTTTTTGGAGCCAGTATTGGTCAAGATCAAGCCAGAGCAGTTACTTTCAGAGATTGCATTATGGAAAAGTCATTTTGTTTTTTCACTAATAGAAAATTTGGAAAAGGTAATGGCTCGTTATTCAACATCAGAGGTGGGCAATATACTACTGCTTTAAAAGCATTTGATGTACAAGGCCAGTTTGGAGGAAACTGTGATTTTTCAGGAGCATATTTTGAAGCCATCGGATGTATAGGGTCTCTTAATAGTACTGGTGTAAATAGTAATGGAATAGTATTTACGGGGTGTGATTTCTTAATTGATGATGATGGTTATACTAATCCATCACAGGCTGGAAGATGGGCTGCTCCTTACCTATGCGTTCAAGGAGGATCAAACATTACCTTTATCGGAGGAACTATTAGACCTCAAAAAAGATACTTGGGCTTGGATTCAGGCGTAAACGGTCGATTTAACTTCATTGGTGTTGGGTTTGGAGATATTGAAAATATTCAATTAGATGCTTTCTCAGTATTATCAAAACAATCAAGATTATCTATTGAAGGATGTACTTGGGCTAAAACTACATTGGACTTTAATAATGTGCCATCAGTTTCTAGAGATAAAAAATATGTTCGTTGGTCAATTGATTCTTACAAAAACTTTTATGGTGATGGAAGTGTAGGGGGAACTGGAATTAAAACTGTACTGACTCAAGGTTACAACATCTCAGATGATTGGGGAAATAATGCGCTGCCTCAAGATACAGAAAGAGTATTTACTGTAAATCTTCATAATGCTATGATTTATAGAAAAGGAGATTATGTAACGGGATTACTTAAAGGTGATATTGACGGTATGGGATTAGGATTAGGACAACTTGATCCACCATGTCTTGAAGTACTTGAAGTTAATGGAAATGATGGAAATGATGTTACGTTTGGTAAACTAGGCCCTGAAGTTGATATTAGTCTTGATAACAACAGATGGGGCCGAGTATGGGCAGTTAACAAGTGCTGGATAAGTGGTAGTCTTCATGAAGAAGTAATAGGTGTAGGTGACTGGTTTAATGACGACAATGGATCAAACAGAATAGGAAGTAATGGTAATCCATTAAGGTCAATTGTTGGAAAAGTAAGAGGACGTTAAAAAAATAATGTATATTTAAAGCTATGAAACAAGTAAATCTAACCCCGGAAAAAAGATTATGAATAATACAATAGAAGTACCTGACGAATTAGAAGTAAAATTTACAGCAAAGGAACTAACTGATTTAATTAATTACCTAGGTACAGGTCGATTCGATTTTGTAAATCCAGTTATTACGCTAATCAATACCAAAATTATTGAGGCTTACCAATCAACCGACCCCGTCCCAATCGGAGGCGCAGGCGGTGCAGGAGCTCCGAAACCAAAGGCTGATGAATAAGATAAAAAAACATATCAAAGACGTTCCGTTTATTTTACTCGCCCTAGACTTAATTTGGTGGGTTCTGGGACTGTTTAAAATAAACATACTGGATTATTGGTGGGTGGGCGAAATAGCCTCCCACAATCTTCTATTTACGTTTTTCATTGCGTTCTACGGCTATATTCACAGGTATTGCCTTTACAGCTGGATCTGTATTGGATCATTGGCATTGCTGAATGTTTTGAATATTACTCACTATTTTTGTAATTTTAGCTATTATCAATTTTATGCGGGACTAATAATCCTGCCATGTCTTAGTTTTGCAATAATTCGGATAATAAAAAATGAATCCTTTACAAAAAGCTATCCAAACGGCATTAATTCCGGCACTGACTTATAAAAAAGGTGCAATTTCTATTTTTGCAATCCCTGTTTCAGCGATCATGGAACTATTTGTAAAAGGATCTTTTCTTGGGATTTCGGTAAGTTTTGGGATGCTTTTTGGGATGTTGATACTTTTGGACCTATTTACAGGAATAATAGCAAGCAGGTATGTCGATCATGAATTTATTAGGTCCGATAAATTGGCCTTGACTTTTTATAAGGCGTTTATGTACGTGGTGTTTTTCTGGATTCTATGGGAAATCAAAATTATCATTGAGTTTCAGGATTCGTGGGTTTACGCTCAAGGTGAACATTTCGTTACATTTATAAGAAATTTTGTCTTTATAATTCTTGTCTTGCGGGAATATATTTCAATCGGAGAAAATATTGAAAAGAGATTCGGGAGCAAGCCCTATATTTTTACGCTTGCAGAAAAGCTATTCGATATCATTGAAAAGAAGTTAATTAAGAAAATCGAAGGCTCAGATATTTGTGATGAAGATGAAAAGAGAGATTAAATATATAGTCATTCATACAACCGCAACTCATCAGACTGCAACGGTTGAAAATATCCAAAGATATTGGAAGGAGAAATTAGGATGGAATAGCCCTGGGTATCACAGAATCATTGAGCCTGACGGAACTATTAACAAGCTGGAATCTTTTGATAAGCCTACTAACGGGGTTAAAGGTCACAACCGGAATTCAATTCATATCAGTTACATAGGTGGAATTGATAAGGAAGGAAAGTCTATTGATAACCGTACTCCGCAACAAAAAGCCGCAATCATTGATTGCATCTGTGAGGCTATCGGGTACGCTGGCAGAAGGCCTTTTATTCAAGGCCACAGAGATTTTGAAGGCGTTAAAAAAGATTGTCCATGCTTCGACGCATTGGAAGAATATGCCAGGATATGAAATATGCCGCAATAGTTCTTTTAGGGATAATTTTAGGATTCTTGCTTAGAGACTGCAAAGGCCCTGACACTATTACCAGAACTACTACGGTTGTTGAAAGAGACACTGTTTATCAGGTTGTCAGGGATACTGTTTACAGGACACAAATTAAACACGTATTTAGCAGGGATACTTTAATGCAATTCGATACAGTCCTTGTTTCGGTTCCTATAAGCCGTTTTTCAGAGTCATTTGATGTTCAATATGGAAATGCTACTGTTTCGGGGGAAGTGGCTGGAAAGCTTTTAAACATGGCTCTTTCGACTGATTTTAATATCCCCTTGGTAACCGAAACAAAAACAATAACCATAACAAAAAAGCCCCGAGGATTTTACCTAGGGGCCGGGGTGAACAAACAACTTACTCCATTTGTCGGGGGAACCTTTATTCATGACAGGTATCTTTTTGGGTTGACTACCGAATCTATCACGGTAGGTTACCGGATATTTTAACAACCTGCCCCAATTCAGCTTTACCGAATTCATTAATATCAAAAGGCACAGTTGCTCCGCAAGGCTGGTTTTCATAACGTTGTTGAACGCATTCGAATTCAACTAGGACATAACCATATCTGCAATTTATTTCCCTAACAACTCCTTTATTTGTCAAATAAGCCGTTTCACGACATCCTGAAAAGAGTATTATCAGAAAAAAAACAGTTAGCCTAATCATTTTTTATCCTTTCTATTTTAGCCAAAATCCTTTCTTTTCTGATCGCTTCTTTTTTACGATTTTTCCGCAGCTTCTTATTTTTTTTAGCTGTTTTCAGATCGTTTTTAAGCCAATTTGATCTTGAAACATTCCAGTTATAAGCTTTTTGCAATCTTTCGTGGTATTCCAGATCGGTTGATTTTCTGATTTTTTGTGCTTTAGCCGGGCTTTGTGCCATGATAATAATCATGCAGATTAGTATAATTATTGCAGCGGTAAGCCCTGTCTTTTTGTATACTTTTGTGCGTGTTTTCATTTATTTCCTATTTTTTCATTTTCCAATACTAAGCGCAATTTACCACAATTCAAAGAAGAATCCCATTTATTTTTTATAGGTGAAAAAAGATAAAATTTTTCTAGGTTATTCGATTCTGAGTTTCTACTTTTCGAAAAATTCAAACTCAAAAACACAAAATTATGAAAATCACAATTGAAACCACAATCGAAAAAGAGGTTGACTTACCCCTTTATTTTAAGTCAAAACGAAATGACAGCTTTTATTTTATGACCGTAGGTGAAAAGTCCGCTATCCGGGTAGTAGATCATGAATTTAACGCTGATTTAATGCTTTATCCCTCAATTGAAGTGATTAGCAAAGGTACGGTTGGGCTTTACGTTTCAACTGGATTTACTCCAATATCTGAAACTGAATTCAAAAATATCTACTTAAAAGTAAGCTTGGAACTTGAGAAACTAATGAACTAAAAAAATGAAAACACTAAAACTAATCGAAATCAAAATCAACAACTTCAAAGGAATTGAATCTTTTGAAGTTAAACTAGGTCAGGAAACCAATATTTTTGGATTTAATGGACTTGGAAAATCATCCATTGGAGACGCTATTTTTTGGGCATTATGGGGAAAAGATCAACAAGACCGGAAAGACCACGAAATCAAAAATACGGTCAAAACAGAGCTTAATAAGCAAGATCATGAGGTCTATTTGAAGTTTGATTTGGACGGTCGTCATATTCCGGTTAAGAGGATCTATTCTGAAAAATGGACAAAAAAGAAAGGATCGGAAACCCCTGAATTTACAGGCCATGAAACGACTTTATTTTTTGATGATGTGCCACTTTCATTGAAGGATTTCAATGAACGGATTAATGGGATTATGAGTGAATCTATTTTTAAGCTCGTTACAAATCCCCTTTACTTCAATTCTCTGAACTGGAAGGATCGAAGAAAAGAATTAATCAACATGGCCGGGGAAATTACAGATATTGAAATTGCTGGGAATGATTTGAAAATGCAATGCTTAGTAAAAGAATTAGCCTTTAAATCAATTGATGATTACAAGGCTCAAATTACCCGTCAAAGGTTAAAAATCAAAGAGCAATTGGATATGGTTCCGGTCCAAATCAAAGAGGCTAAACGGGGTATTCCAGAAACTCAGGATTGGGAGACAATTGAAACGAACATCCAAAGCCTTAGAAAGCAGATTGAAGAAATTGAAGCTAAAATCCTGGACAAAAATAAAGTCTTAAAAGAACATTTTGAAGCTGAGTCCAAGAAGACAAATGAAATTCACATCCTGAAAGGAAAGGTTCAAACTATTGAGTTTGAGGCTAAACAAAAAGCAGATCAGCATAATCAGGATTTAGGGAAAATCGAAAGAGAACTTTCAAATGAGGTCGCCAAAGGTGAAAGAATTATTTTAGACTTGAAGTTTCAAAGATCAAATATTGAAACAGATCTTACAAAATATAAGTCGCTCCGGGAAGAACTTTTAAAACAGTTTGACCAAATCAATGAATCCGAACTTGTTTTTGATCCTAATTCCTTTGTCTGTCCTACATGCAAAAGAGAACATGATGGTTCAAGTATTGAGGAATCAAAATCTGAAATGCTAAAAAATTTCAACTTGGATAAGCTTGCCAAAATAGAAGCAATTCAGATCAGAGGAAAAAAAGGAAAAGAACTCATTGAAAAGACTGAAAAAGATTTATTCGAAATAAACGGTAAAATATCAGAAGCTGAAAAGTCGCTTAATTCTGTAAAATCAGACCTTGATAATGAGAAATTAAGAGAGAAAAAGGAATTGACAGCCGAATCCTTTATGAGTGCTGAAAAGCATCAAATAGAAGCTAAAATAGCTGAAATTGAAGCCTCTAAAATCGAGGATCCAACGGTTGATAATTCAGAATTGATTGAGCAAAAGAAAGCGATTGAAACTGAGATTGATGGATTGAAAGAAATCATGTCAACCAGAAATGAAATTATCAAGGGACAGAACAGGGTGAAAGAACTGGAAGAAGAAGAAACTATTTTGGCTCAAGAACAAACTAGATTAGAAGGGATCCTTTTTGTTATTGAAAAATTCATCAACCGAAAAATGACAATGGTAGAGGAATCTATTAACCATAAATTCCAGTTTGTTAAGTTCAAAATGTTCAATATTTTGGTAAATGGAAGTCTTGAAGAAACTTGCGAAACGATGCTAGACGGGGTTCCGTGGTCAACACTTAATACAGGAGGTAGATTAAAAGCTGGGATTGATATTATCAATACCTTTTGCAGATTCTATCAAGTTTCGGCACCAATGGTGCTGGATAACAGGGAATCAGTATTTGAAATTCCATATACTGAAAACCAAGTTATTAATTTGATTGCTTCATTGCCGGATAAAAAATTAAGGGTTGAAATTAAGTAAGAAAAAACTAGGATAGTCCATTGGGCTATCCTAAATTTATTCATTAATTCAAACAAAAAACAATTATGACAACTGAGAAAAAAGAAGTAGTAAAGCAGGAACCGGAAAAAAACTTGCTTCAAAAAATGCAGGTTAGAATAAATCAACTTGCAGAAAATAAGGAAATAGTTTTCCCTCCAAATTACAGTCCTAGCAACGCCTTGAATTCTGCGTGGATTAAATTGATTGAAACCAAAAAAGATGGCAAGCCAATTACAGAACATTGCACTCAGGGGAGTATTGCTAATGCTTTGATGAAAATGGTAGTGCAGGGACTTAGCCCCGTCAAAAATCAATGCTATTTTATCCCTTATGGAGACCAATTGAATTTTCAAAGATCCTATCAGGGTTCAATTGCGCTTGCTAAACGTGTTGGGAATGTGAAAGAAGTAAATGCGAATTTGGTATATGAGGGTGATACTTACGAAACCGAAATTAACGCTTTCGGTGTCAAAACCTTGCTAAGCCATATTTCACCGTTTGAGAATCGGGATGAAAACAAGATCAAAGGGGCTTATTGTGTCGTCGTTTTCAACGATAGCGAAACTAAGTTGGAAGATATGACCTTGATCGAAATTAAGCGATCTTGGGCGCAAGGGGCTACGAAAGGGAATAGCCCGGCACACCAAAATTTCACCGGGGAAATGTGCAAAAAGACTGTTATCAATCGAGCTTTGAAAACGATTATCAATTCAAGTTCAGATTCAGATTTATTTGATGACGATGAAAATCAGCCTATCAATAAACCCATTTCTAAGCCGGGGGAAAATTCTGAATTTGTTGATTTTGAGGAAATGAAAGAAAGTCCAAAAGAAAAAATGGAGACGGAACCAACTCAATCGAAAAAAGAGGGTTCAAAGCCTGAATTGGAGTTTGAGAAACAAAA